GCACACCATACTGGTTCATTTATGACTGCTTGAGTAGACTAGGTAAGAGTGATGAAACCAATATTGTTCGTTGGAACAAAGTGCTTAGAGACTTGGGCTTTACCAGTGTGTTTGATGATGGCGATGGTTGGATTGCTTACAACGAACCTACACAAGGTGTTGTACTAGATCCTAGAATTATTAAACAACATAAAACAATTAGCAATCGTAAACAAGCAATCGTGGTTACACCTGCTAAGATTGAACAGACCATATTTGAGTCCATGGACATGGAGTTGGCCGCTAATAGAGCATGGCAAGCATATGACCCAGACGGCAGTAAACTTAGAGCGGCGGCCAAGGAATATGCCAAAGATCCTAAATTCAAACCATATATGGGAAAACCAGGCACAGAAGAAATATATGATAAGGCCAGTGCCATGGGCAGGTGGGGTGCAAGACAATTGAGTCAAGAAGCATATGAATGGTATAAAGAACAACAAGGTCAGTCAAAAGTCAATGAGGCAAGTGGTTACATTCCAAGCGAAAAAGAAAAAAACGATCCTCGCTTTAAAACAGCGTTAACTGTAGATGTTAAACCAGACAGTATTAAGAAAAATGCAAAAGCATTTTACAGTAAAGTAAGTCGTGCAGGTATTCCTCCGACATTAAATCCATCAGGGAAATATTAATGCCAATTATAATATCAGGAGCAAATATATCAGGTGGTGTAACAATCAGTGATGGTGGTAATATCGTTGAAACTGGACTAGTACTCAATTTAGATGCAGGGAACTCATCTAGTTATCCAGGATCGGGCACAACATGGTTTGATTTAAGCGGCAATGGCAATAACGGAACGTTAGTGAACTCGCCGAGTTATACAACAATTTCCGGTGCTCAAACGTTTGCGTTTAACGGTACAAATAACCGTGTATCATTTACCTATCAAACCCCCGTCCAATCAAACTCAACAGGGTTTACTTGGGGAGCATGGATTCGTGCCAACCGAAATTTTGACGGCGACGTTGTGATGGGCAATCGAGGAACTACACCATTGCAGTTCTACAAGATGACAACTCAAAAGTTTGAGATGTACCCCGCAGAAGTTTTTGCTACGGTTACGCTAGCAACGTGGATATACATCTGTGCAGTGTGGAACGGCGCTGGATCAAGCGGCGGAACTAATATGACTTGGTATCACAACGGCGTTAGTGTCGGATTGCGAGACGGAGACAACCCGGACTTTAGACCATCATTGATGCCGTTCAACATTGGTGGAGATGCGGCTGCCAATGAATTTTTTCAAGGCTATATAGCAGCCGCACACGTTTATAACATTGCGTTGTCGGCTGGCCAAGTCACAACAAACTTCAACGCAATGCGCGGAAAATTTGGTGTATGACAATAAGTTTAGACGGAGTTACATTAACTACGGGAATGATGACGGGGGACTATACCAACGTTGTCCCTTCACCATTAGATATATTTTCTTGGGCGGGGCCGGCTGGTGCTAATAGTTCAACATTAAGTAGAGACACAGTAACTGGCCGAAGCCCTGCAGGTGGTATCCCTATGTTAATGGCTGTTAGTGGAAATGACCCGTATACAAACACATACAATGGAACTTATTGGAATATAGCTCCAGCGGCGGTGGGACAAACATGGAGGGCGTCGGTATATGTTAAAGCTTCTACTACAACACAAGCAGGTATCTTTATATTTGGCGCAAACGCAGCCGGCACATATCTTGAATTAAATGCTAGTGTAGAAACTGCAACAACATCCTGGGCTTTGATATCTCTACAACTTACATTAACTAATCCATCTTCAACATTTATGCAGATACGGGTAGACGGTCCGGATGCAGGTGGTGCTGGTCAAAGTATTTGGTGGGACCAACTACAACTATATAGGATATCATAATGCCAATAACAATATCAGGATCAACTATATCAGGTGGTGTAGTTTTTGCATCACCTTTATTTGAAAATGGTTTATATCGCAGAAGATACAGTGGATATTTTGCTGATGATGTGAACTGGTTCGCTACAGCCACCTTAGTTGATTCAGCAGTAAATACTAGTCCAATTAATGATGGATTCGACGGCGACGGATTCAGCGTTCAGTGGCTAGGATATTTTTTGGCTACTACTACAGAAACCTACACCTTTTATACTACTAGTGATGATGCCAGTTATCTTTGGATTGGCAGCACCGCTCTACAGAATTTCACCACCTCTAATGCTACTGTCAACAATGGTGGGCTTCACGCTCCCGTAGAACAAAGCGGCACATCTAGTTTGGTTGCCGGCACCTATTATCCCATACGTATGCAGATGGGAGAATTGGGAGGAGGAGATGTTATGGAAGTACGTATTAGTACTCCCACTATAGCCAAGACTACTGACCTTAGTCCTTATATATTCTATAATGTATATACTAATGGCTTTTGATAAATACTATATTATTTCGGAATTCCACTATGAAAATCAATCAAATTATCCTAAGTGAGATGGCGACAACTGCGGGATCAGTTGCAACAGTCGCCAAACCAATGGGCGAGACACAAAAAAGACCTAAAGTAAAAGGTCTAGAACCAGCAGAAAAAGTCATGTTTGGCAAAACAAAGAAAAATGGCCCATATGCAAATAGTCTAAGTGAAGGTAAAGTCAAGCAACTTTCTATGGACTTAAAAGGTGGAAAAGACGGATTAACCGACGAAGAATTCAAAAAGAAATACGGCAAGACAAAACAAGAAGTTCGCAAAGAAATGCAGAACAAGCCAGAAAAAGCCGAGCCTGTAAGTGAAGCAAAATTAGACGAAGAAGATATTATTGTTATTCCTGGTAGCAAAATGAAACGTAAAACAGGTTTTGTTCAACATGGGAAAAGCCGAGTAGACCATGAAGTTGAAATGGCACGTAGTGATGTACTAGCTACAATGAAGAACGCTAAAGCACTATATGAACTATTAAAAAATAGGTCAGAAGAAGAAGGTCTAGAAGGCTGGGTACAAGAAAAACTCATCAAAGCAAATGACTATCTAAACGCAGTAAAAGAATATTACGATGAAAAGATGATGCACGAAATGACCGGTGGCGTTATTGGTAGTGGTATGGCGGGCGAAAGCAAAATGTCAAATCCACTAGAAGTAGGAAAATGGATTCAGTTTGGTATGTGGAACAAACCACAAGAACATCAAATTGGAAGAATAATGAAAATGAACAATGGATTAATAACTGTTGTGATTGACGGTGGTCCTGATTCAGGTAAAATGGTTGATTTACATCAAGGTAATAAGAGTTTAGCTATTAAGCCTGCTCAAGAACCTAATAAAGGTCTAGCATCAGTACGAAATGAAGGAAAAGTAAAATGAGTCGTATACTAAAAGCTATTGTCAATGAAGTAAGTCCTCAAAATTACGACAGTGACATTGATTACTACAATGCTTTAAATCGCAAGCCACGTAGTCGTGCTGAGCCTGATTCTTCTGAACCAGAAGATCCATATCAAGATACTTACCGTAAACAAGATGCTGAAATGTCTAAGTACAAAAAAGAAGTTAATGTTCAGTATGCCAATAAAGAAGGTGTTGCACCTAATGGCGAAAGATACAACGGTGCATTCATTGTTCGTGCTAAGAACTCACATCAAGGTGACAATGAAATATACAAGTTTAATGATGCACATTGGGGCGCAAAGAAGATTGTTGACACAGTAAAGAAACAGCCTGACGAACAAGGTGAGCCATATACTACAATCGTATATTATGTTGACAATCACAAGCATGGATATTGGAAGCCATGGCGTGATGAGCCACCAATCAGCAAAGGCGTAGAGTTTGGTGAAGAAATCATGCGTGAAGGTATCAGCCAAGAAGATTTAGCTGATACATTGTTTCACAGATTAGAACTACGTTATCCTGATGTTGTTAAGCGTTATGGTCATGAAGTAGTTGGTGACATTGTACTAGATGTTGCAGGATTCCATGAAGGTGCAGAAGAATTAGGTACTAGCGATATTAGTATCATGTTACGTCAAATCATGCGTAAACTAGAAGAATACGCTAATGAACAAATCAATGAACTAAGCCCACAAACATTAGCAAGCTATAAACAAAAAGCTGGTGCTGATGCTAGTAAGAGTGATAGATTAGCACAAGCAAGTAGAAGCATAGGGGACCATGACATGGCACAAAAATTAACAAACCGCGCTAACAAACGTTTCAGTGGCATTGTCAAAGCAACTAAAAAAGAATTTAACAATGATGCTAAGGGCTTAAAAGAAGATTTCGAAGATATGCCGGACGAGTTAATGGATCCAGCAGTTTGGAAGAAGTTACCCGTCAATGAAAAATACAAAGCATTAATGGATGCAGGATTAGTAGAAAAACTAGGTAGTTACTACACAGGATGGTTGAACGGTGAGTTACAAAAAAACGGCAAACCATATCCAGATGACGTTTATACTCCATACAATGTAAGAAAAGGCGAGCTAGATTTAAATAAAGTCTACAGACAAGCACTTGCCAAATATCAAGAACGTAAACATAGTTCTGATTTAACATCACAAGACCGTGAATACGAATTAGAGATAGGTACTGCTGGTCGTGCTGAGTTAATTCGTAAGGCAGATGAACTTGCCGAAATGAAGCGTGAAAAACTACGCCAAGAACGTTTAGAAGATGAAGCAATTGCATTCCAACGTGCCGAAACTATTCAACAACGCAAAGACGAAATGCAAAAGATTGCTGACAAGTATAAACACGACTTAACTGTTATTGACAAAGAACATCGCAATAACATGGAAGCAATTAACACCAATAACAAACACGACATCAACAAGCTAGACAAAGAACATGCCGAGGCTCGTAGAGAACGTGAGCACTCATCCAGTGAATCAGATAAGGATCGTGCAGAGAGAGAACGTGAACGTGAGCAGAATAGACCTAAACCAGAGAAGCCAAAGCCAGAGAAGCCAAAGCCAGAGCCAGAGCCAGAGTACGAACCAGAAGAAGAGCCTCGTCCTCGTCCACAAGGTAATAAATTTGACCAAGATACTGGTGAGCCAATTAGACCACAGTCAAATCAATGGCACACAAGTCAGCAAGTAGGTTACACACCTACTAAGCCATCAAAGCCTAATAAAGATGATGATGTTACTGATGTTGAGATAAAGCCTAACAAACCTTTAGCATTAGGTAATAGCCTTAAGGAAAACAGTTCAAGTATATTCATTGGTCTTGTATTAGCTGAACGTATGGTAATGGGTGCATCCACTGATGCATCCAGTGCTGGTACTATCGGAGAAGAAGATATAGATGAAGATTGGCAGAAAACTAACAAGAGAGACAAGACTGATGGCATGAGTCGTAAAGCTGTGAAAGCATATCGCCGTGAGAATCCTGGTTCTAAATTAAAGACTGCTGTTACTACTAAGCCTAGTAAATTAAAGAAAGGCTCTAAGTCAGCTAAACGCCGTAAGAGTTTCTGCGCTAGAATGAGTGGCATGAAGAAGTCACGTGCTAGTGCGAAAACTAAGCGAGATCCAGATAGCCCAATCAATAAGGCATTACGTAGATGGAATTGTGAGTCTGTAGAGCAGTTGCATAAATTAATGATGATTGCTGAACAAAAGGTTCAGCAACTACGTGAAGCCGCAAACCCTGCTCAACAAGCCGCAATTGCAATCAGCATGAAGAAAAAAGGTCAAAAGCCCAAACAAGAAAGTGCTATTGAAAAGGGTATCGTTGATGAGAACCTAGGCATGCCGTACCCAGGTACATATGAACAAGAGACAGCACCCTTTAAACGTACAAGTAAGCAACAACGTGTGCAGAAGATTGCATTCGAAGGAAAAAATAATGTTAGCAGATAATTTAAAAGTACTATTGGCAAGCACACAAAGCTTTGCTATTAAATCGCAGAACTTTCATTGGAACGTTGAGGGCAGTGATTTCCCACAATACCACGAATTCTTTGATACACTGTACGGTGATGTAAGTGGTACTATTGATCGTATTGCTGAGTATATCAGAATCTTAGGTCACTATACTCCAGGCAGCTTGACTCGTTATGCAGAACTAAGTATCATACAAGATCAAACAAAGATTCCACGTGCTGAATTAATGTTTGCTGAATCATTGCAAGACTGTGAAATAATGCTTCAGTTAGTAACAGCAATGTTTGATGAAGCGGCAAATGAAAATCAACATGGTATCGAAAACTATATGGCTGAATTACAAGACATATATGGCAAGAAAGCTTGGTTCATTCGTAGTATTCTAAAGAAAGAAAGAGAATGAAAGTCAATGAAGTATTAACCGAAGCTTATACCAGTGATAAGATTAGAGCAATTCTTCAAAAGAAGGGGTATAAGTTTTTAGGTAAGGGTGTTGACCAAACAGCTTATCTAGCTCCTGACGGTATGATTTTAAAAATCTTTGGAACTAGTCATATGGCTAAAAAAGGTAGCATGGAGTTAACCAAAAGCCAAAAAACTTTTAAAGCTTATGCTGATTATTGTTTAGCACATCAGGATAATGAATTCTTACCTCAGTTCAGTGACTGGACTATGTTTGAGTTTGAAGGCAAGCCTTATATACAGATTAAGATGGAAAGATTGTTTCCATTCACGAAAGGTGCTAGTGGCATGAATTATGTGTTATCACATATTGCTGATAAAGCAGAGCGTGGTAATAGTCCAAAACAAAAACAAGACTTTTTAAAGAGCTATGAAAATAGGAACTGGGGACTGCAAAACACTGACAATTTCAATAAACTCATGACACTAGTTGGTGAAGATGGTTTCAATAAACTATGGGATACAATTACTGACTTGAAAAAAGTAGCTAGAAAAATAGGTTTAGGAAATCTAGACCTACATAGCGGTAACTTCATGTTAGGAAGTGATGGAGAGATTGTTATCAGCGATCCTTTCTTTGCTGGATGGAATGCCGAGTAATGAGAGCAAGTGACTTCATCACCGAAGAAGCCAAATCCGCTAAGTACAACGGTTTGGGTATGACGTACGCCTTTAATGACAATGCTTTAATATTAAAGGCATTTTCAAAAGAAGGACAATTAGCATATGTAAAGTTTGTTAAAGAAGATAAAGAACTATATCCGCAGGATCTATGGGTCAATGATGAATATCGTAATCGTAGCATTGCTAAGTCAATGTATGACTTTTTAAAGAGTGAAGGTTACATCATCAATAGAAGTCACCGCCAAACTAAAGCAGGCGCTGGTTTTTGGGATAAACATCGCGGTGAAGATGCTTATGTTTGGGAAGAAGAAGTACTAGATGAGATGCCATTGCCCGTTGATTGGGATCCTCAACAAATGCGTCAACAAGGCACAAGTTTCAAATCAAGACTTGCTTATGCACTAGAAAGAGCAAAGAAGTTAGGTATTGGTTCTAGTCGTGTAGCTACAGTTATTGAATATCAAGGTCGTCCAACTGTATTAAAGATTGCTAAAAATCAAAAAGGACTAGCGCAGAATTCAGTAGAAGCAGATATATTAAGTGATGGATATGCTAGTCAGTTGGGTATACTAATTCCATTGATTGACTATGATGAGCAAAATCGTGAACCTACTTGGGTTCATACTGAGATGGCTACTAAGGCTAGTGAAAAGCAATTATGTGCTATTATAAAATGTGACAACCTAAGTCAGTTAGTTAGTATGGCATGGTCAATTACCGGTAAAAAGAAATATCTAGGAACCTATCAAGGATTTGTAGATTATTTACGACAAAAAGGAAAAAGTGAACAAGATATTGAAACGGTGACTGAATATGCTAACATATTAGCAGACCTAAACAGTAACTTTGATGTTGAATTAGCAGACTTTGGTCGAGCCGCAAACTGGGGACTCTATCAAGGAAAACCTATAATCATTGATGTTGGATTCAATAGTAATGTGTTAAATCAATACTATAAGAGATGAGATTATAAGAACCCACCTTAGGGCCGGTGTCGCTATCGGTTAGAGCGTAAGCTCAGGCGTCAACAGGGCGGCTGCTGCCTTAGCAAAGAGTTACGCCAGACTCTTGCTCAAGTGAGCATTTATTTGAAAGACAACATGAAGAAATTTATAACGACACTATTATTAGCACTTGTAGCAACTACTGTGTATGCACAAAAGACACCTCAGGGCGTCACATATGATGCAAACATTATCAAAGTAAGTGACGGAGACACTATCGTCATTGCGGCGCCATTCTTACCTGCACCGTTAAAGCCACAACTTGCAGTTAGAATCTTTGGTGTTGATACTCCTGAAAAAGGATTCAGAGCTAAGTGTGAATCTGAAAATCAGCGTGGATTAGCCGCTACTGAATTTACAAAGAAACTAGTCACTACTAGTCAAAAACGTCAAGTTACTCTATACGATTGGGATAAGTTTGGCGGTAGAGTACTAGGTGATATAATACTAGACGGTAAGAGTTTACGTCAACAATTAATAGCTAATGGATTCGCACGTGAATACTTTGGCGATGCAAAACAATCTTGGTGCAACTAATGACTGAATACATATATACATCCGAAAATGAAGTTTTTCTTCCATGGGACATATGGGTAATTACATTTGGAACTGACGAAGAAATAGATTTACATCAAACCAATGACAGTGATCCTGAACTCAAAGAACTACTGTATCAAAAATGGTTAAGAGATCAAAAAATAGTTAGTATGTCTACCGTAGTTGATGGCGAAACAATTCAGACAATGGATTGGTCTTGGGATTAAGATAAATAAATTAATATGAATACTTCTGATTTTGTTTATGAAGCCGCGGTTGATGAGTTAGCCACTCGTTTGCCTAGCCTAGAAAAACACAACTACGATACCATCGATAAGTTGATGCGTAAAATTTCGGCTAAGCACAGGATAACTGCAAACTTGTTACATGACAAGTTTCTTAGAAAATATCGCACTACCCCAGACCATTGGATCAAAAACAAATTAGATGAAACTGACGTTGACAACGTAGACATAGAACAAGAAGTAGAAAAGTTCGTTGCCTGGGCAGTAAAAGTTTTAAACGTACAGTCTAAACCTAAGTTTGAATTAAGTACTGATACAGAAGAAGCACAGGACGAACATCACACCGGTGCACATCATACTGATTCTAATCACGTTTGGGTCTATGTAAAGAACCGCAATTTAGTTGATATACTACGTACTGTTTTTCATGAATTGGTACATGTCCGACAGGGTGAGTTGGGTATGATTAAACCCGGCGACAGTTATCCGGGTAGTCCAATTGAAGTTATGGCTGATATGTTAGCAGGCAAATACATGAAAATTTACGGTGAAAAGAACCATCATATTTTTCAATGAAACATTATGTAGCCCTTATTAACATATACCCATATCTTACTTATTCTCTTACTAACAGATTAAAACATCCATCAGAAATTGCTGATGAAATACAAACGTTCATAAAACGTACATCTTCAATTCATGAGAATTTAAAACTACATGTAGTGATGCTTGATGTTATGGAGGGTAGAGTATATAATAATGATATCCCTACCATGTTGGCTAAACTTGAACAAGTCATCAAGTCATTAGATATCGAATATACTTTTATATTGGATGGAGAGAACGAAGACCTCAGTGAAGTAAAGGGTGTCAGTAATATCATTTATAGTGATTTTTTAGCATTTGCTTCTTATATCAATACGATTGGTACAGACGATCAAGAGTGTAATGAGTTTTGGAATAATACGAAAACAAAAGGATTATGGACTATAGGTAGGGTGGAAAGACCCCATAGGGCCATACTAATGAGTAAGCTATGGGAGAATAATTTACTTGATAGAATAGATTGGTCCTTCTACACCTATCCTGACAATCGGGATTACATCCACACAACTTTACTAAGTCATTATGATGATTTAACTTTTGAAAAATTCATCAAGGATTGCACTAGGTCATTAGATTTTACTGCTAACACTGACGATAATTTTTACGCTAATGGATACCCTTTTGATCCTGATCTTTATAGAAACACCTCTTTTTCGATAATCTCAGAATCAGACTTCAATATAAGCCATAACGATCAACCTGAATTCACCCCGAAAATTACAGAGAAAACATATAGAGCTATCATTAATAAACATCCCTTTATTTGTGCTTGGTTTCCCGGGATGATTAAAAAACTCAAAAGCAAAGGTTATAGAACTTTCGAAGAATATTCTATTAATCCAAACTACAATGAGATTCGAGATTTGGATACTAGATTAAATACAATAGTAACAAACATCGATACATTTCATGAAAGGTTAACTAGACCAGAAGTAGTAGAAAAGGTTAACGCAGATATTGAATATAACTACCAACATTATTTAAAGCATGTCGAAATAGAGTTAGCCAAACTGCAATCTATCTTTGACTTAGCACAAGTTAGAAGTCTACGGATCACTCCTACTAGATTGGCTAGGTTTATGTTCCCGCGCATTAACGACTTATTAGGTAAAGATCCAGATTTATTTTAATTCATCATGAAATATCTATTCCTTGATTTAAATAAATATAAAGCGAACGACGGGACACATGACCTTGGGTTGTTGGGCAAACATATACATTTTTTAAAACAAACTAGTGATGATAAAACATTACTATTATGCGATATTTTCGAACGTTCATCAAATTCAGATGAGTATATCCATTTCATAAATTTGGTTAATGCCATGCTTGAACAGTCAAAATTATCTTTTCGTTTTGTCCTGGATAGCCTTAATGAATACCCCGGTCTCAATTGTGAACATAATGTTTCCTATATAAATTGGGGATGGGTATATACTTACTATAGTGTGGTTGTTAAGAAACATTCCATTCAAATGTCATATAAACCCAAATCAAGTAAAGGATTATTCTTGTTAGGGAAAGGAAACAAAATACAACGTGTAGGACTACTGAAAAAATTTTATGAATCCAATAACTTAGATAGTATACTATGGAGCTTTAAGAATTCTCCTGAGACCTTAAAACAGATTCGTACTGATTTTTTTTCTGACTACACAAACGAGGATTTCGACACATTTATAAAAGTATCTGAGAAAGTTTTAGACTATGAATCTACAAATGAACAATTTGTTCATTTGGGATTTCCGTGTGATGTAAATTTGTTTGCTAATACAGCATTCAGTATAGTAAGTGAAACATGGTTACATGGTATCCCTCATATATTCACCGAAAAAACTTGGAAGCCAATAATCAATCGTCATCCCTTCATAATGATAGGTGCTAAAGAAAATATCAATATATTAAAAAAATTGGGTTTTAAAGTATTCCAAGAACCTACATGGTATGAAACAGATCAAGACCTTTTGGAACATATTGTATCGACCTCAGTCAATATGAAAAAGCGGATAGAGACAGATAGTAATTATCAAAAACAGTTGGTAAATGATGTTGAGTATAATTTCAAGAAGTTTATAATACTAGCCAAAAAAGACATTGACCAATTTTTAGCTAGTTTGAATGAAAATGGAAACATGCAATTGATTGGAAATTTAGTTAAAGCACATTCCTAACAGGCATACATCCATAATTCTTTACCTAACTTACATTCTGTGCTATAATAGCACATGCTTAAATTATTAGTTCCATTACCCAAACAAGTCACTGTTGCATGTAGTGGCGGTGTCGATAGTATGGCTGTCGTTGACTTTCTCAAACGAAAGCATGATGTAACGATTGCCCATTTTAATCACAGGACGGAACACGGGGAAAAAGCTGCCGAGTTTGTTGCTTCATATTGTAACTATAACCATCTTCCCATGTTGTACGGATCACCTCGAAGTATGCGTGGGTCAGATGAATCACAAGAAGAATACTGGCGTAGAGAACGGTACAACTTCCTTGAAGAATTAGGACCAGTCATTACTTGCCACCATTTGGATGATTGTGTAGAGACATACATTTGGTCATGCTTACATGGCAATCCTAAAGTCATCCCATTGACTCGCAAGAATGTATTACGACCATTCTTAACTACACGCAAACAAGAATTCACACGATGGTGCGAACAACATAATGTACCTTGGATTGAAGACCAATCCAATCAAGACACCAAATATACTCGTAATTATGTACGCAAGGAACTGATGCCTCATGCACTACATGTTAACCCAGGTTTGCATACTTTGGTTAAAAAAATAGTTGAAAAGCAACTGTAATTCATATATACTTAACACTTTCAAGGAGAAAACATGTCCAGTACTAAAACTTTTAGCGGCGATCAAAAGATCAAACTCACACAACTTATCAACGAGGGTATGGCAACCATGCATGAGATTGATACATTGAACGGTGGATTGACTGATACCATCAAAGCTGTTGCAGAAGAACTTGAAGTCAAACCTTCTGTTCTTAAAAAGGCTATCCGTGTAGCGCACAAAGCAAGTCTAACACAGACTAATCAAGATAACGAAGAACTCAATACTATTTTGGAAACAGTCGGTAAAACACTATGACGGTATCACGTCCAATAGATGATTACTGGGCCGAAGTCAATACATATAATCCACTGGGGATGAGTAGACCAGATCACGTTGCTGTCTTGTTTAAAATCTTCATGGATTCATATCCAGAGTCTGTTTTACACAGAGAAAATCTTAATAAATACTTCCTTAAATCACATGGTCAACTATATCAGGACTTGATAGTTCAGATGTATTTGGGTTGGAAATCTAATGGATATTTTGTTGAGTTTGGTGCAACTGATGGATACGATATCAGTAATTCCCATCTACTGGAAAAAGAATTTGGTTGGAACGGTATCTTAGCAGAACCGGCAAGGTATTGGCATGACAAGTTGCCGGTTAATAGATCATGTAACATTGAATTTAGTTGTGTTTGGAAAACCACAGGTGACAAAGTAATGTTTCACGAAAGTTCTAATCGACCAGATGCTAGTGCAATCGAACAATTCATTGACCTAACCCCTGAACTAATCCAAGTGATCGGTAGCAATTCATCAAACTATGAAATAGAAACAATATCATTGTTAGACCTTCTGAAAAAGTACAATGCTCCAAAAGACATTGATTACATTTCATTGGATACTGAAGGCAGTGAGATAGACATTCTACAAGCATTTGATTTTAGCCAATATAAAGTTAAGTTCTTCACAGTAGAACACAATGATAAGGAAGTCAATCGTCAGAAAATATATGATCTATTGACCTCAAAAGGATACGATAGAGTATTAAAGCATATATCCAATTGGGATGATTTTTATGTTTTAAAAGAATTAAACAACATATGAATAGATTGATAGCATTTGGTGATTCAATAACTTATGGTCAGGGCATGGAAGATTGTAATGGCCCTAACTTTACACCAGGTCCTGTACCGAGCAAATTTGCCTGGCCCCAAGTCTTGGCTGATAAATTAAATATTCAAGTAGTCAATAGCAGTTTATCAGGTATTAGCAATCTTCATATGTTATGGAGAATTTTAAATTTTGAATTTCAATCAAGTGACATATGTGTTGTCCAATGGACACATTTTGGTAGAACTCCATTGACTAGATTAACATATGAATGCAATGATAAGGAATGGTTAGCAAATGATTATAATAAGGCTACAATGCTTCAAATAGAAGAAACGGAGCCTACACATTTAGGTATAAAAAATTATCTGATAATGTATCATGCACATTTGCATCTTTTGGCTAACGGAATAAAACATGTTTTCATGTCATCAACTAAAGATTTATCAGTTTATAAAATACCTGATTCGATAAAGATACCAGAACTATCTACATCTATCAAACTGCCCAGAATTGATTTAGCTTTGGATAAACAACACGTGGGACCCAAAAGCCATGTAATCTTGGCACTTTTACTATATAATAAAATTAATGAGTTATATTGACGCAATCCACGACAGAGACAGTGACCGCATTTATGTGGTCGAAAGAACTCCTGAAGGTAAACGATCCTATCAGGAGTTTGCCGCTAATTATATATTTTACTATACTGATAGTAAAGGTAAGCATCGTAGTTTATACGGTGATCCTGTAAGCAAATTCAGCACACGCAAGCGTAGTGAATTTGAAAAAGAACGTAGGATTCACAGCGGTAAAAAATTATTTGAGAGTGACGTTAATGTAGTATTCCGTTGTCTTTCAGAAAACTATCTTGGAATTGATCCTCCTAAACTTCACACTTGTTTCTTTGACATTGAAGTAGACTTTGATCCTGTTAAGGGCTTCAGTCCTACTAGTGACCCTTTCAATCCTGTAACAGCTATCAGTTGTTACTTAGATTGGCTTGACCAATGTGTTACTCTAGTCATTGCTCCTAAGCATATGACACCAGAGACAGCAAACGAAATCGTCAATGAATTTGAAAATACAATGCTTTTCAAATCAGAGAAAGAAATGTTTGATGTTTTCTTTCAACTCATTGAAGATGCTGATGTATTGACCGGTTGGAACTCAGAAGGCTATGATATTCCCTATATGGTTAATCGTGTAACACGTGTAATGAGTAAAGACGACACTCGCAAATTTTGTTTGATGGGTCAATTGCCCAAGCCACGTGAGTACGAAAGATTCGGTAAGACTGAAACGACTTATGATTTGATTGGTCGTATTCATCTTGACTATTTGCAACTCTATAAAAAGTACAACTATGAATCACGCCATAGCTATAAGTTAGATGCTATCGGTGAGATGGAAGTTGGCGAAAACAAAACACAATATGAAGGTACTCTTGACCAGTTGTATAACAAAGACTTTAAAAAGTTTATTGAATACAACAGACAAGATACGATGTTGTTGGTTAAGATCCACAACAAATTGAAATTCCTTGATCTAGCAAATGCGCTAGCACATGAGAATACAGTGTTGTTACCCACTGTCATGGGTTCTGTAGCTATGATTGAAATGGCTATTATGAACGAAGCACATGAAAGAGGTTTAGTTGTTCCAGATAAAAAACGAAAGGGTTCTAATGATGATGAAGTCCAACAAGCGGCAGGTGCCTATGTTGCTACGCCCAAAAGAGGCTTACATGAATGGGTCGGAGCAGTCGATATCAACTCGCTCTACCCGTCAGCAATCCGCGCTCTTAACATGGCACCAGAAACCATCGTTGCTCAAGTCAGACAAACACTTACAGACCAGTACATGAAAGAAAAGGGCATGAAACTTGCCCGAGAAAAGAAACACTACAAAGATGGTGATGACGATGTAACTGGTGCGATTCTATGGGAAAACTTGTTTGGTGCTTTAGAGTACACAGCAATCATGAACCAAGAACGCGGTACTATGCTTACTGTTGACTTTGAAGATGGTCGCAGTGAAGAAATGTCAGCGGCAGAGATTTGGAAAATGATCTTTGATAGTCACAAGCCTTGGATGATTAGTGCGAACGGCACAATCTTTACGTATGAAAAAGAAGGTGTGATTCCTGGTCTACTTACACGTTGGTATACTGAACGTAAGTCTATTCAGAAACTAGCAAAAGAAGCGTATGGTACTGATAAGTTTGAGTACTATGATAAACGACAGCTTGTTAGAAAGATTTTGTTGAACTCTGCTTATGGTGCATTGTTGAATGAACACTGCCGTTTCTATGATAAGCGTATCGGTCAAAGTGTTACATTGAGCGGTCGTCAGATTGTTAAGCACATGATGAGTACAATCAATGAAACAGTTGAAGGCGTATATACACACGAAGGCAATGCTATTGTTTACGGTGACACTGATTCATGTTATTTCACTGCGTTTCCAACACTAAAGCCACAAATTGAATCAGGTAATTTAGTGTGGGATAAAGATACATGCATCGGGTTATATGATGGTATCGCTGACCAAGCGAACGATAGTTTCCCGGCATTCATGGAGAAAGCGTTTCATGCTCCTCGTAAAAACGGTGAGATTATCAAAGCAGGTCGTGAACTGATTGGTGATCGTAGTATCTTTATCACTAAGAAGCGTTATGCTATCAACATCTTTGACAAAGAAGGTAAGCGTAAAGACAAAGACGGACAACTTGGTGATATCAAAGCTATGGGTCTTGACTTGAAACGTGCTGATACTCCTAAATACGTACAAGAATTCTTAATGGACGTTCTTGAAATGGTTCTTCAACGAGGTAAAAATCGTGAAGATATCATTGACCGAATCAAAGAGTTTAAGCGTGTCATGGTTGCTCAGGATAGTTGGACTAAAGGTTCTCCTAAGTCAGTTAACAACTTGACTAAGCATACTATTGCGTTTGAAAAGACTGGTAAGTGCGGTGTCGGTCATGCACGTGCCGCTATCAATTGGAACTATCTACGCAGAATGAATAGCGACAATTACTCTATGCAAATTGTTGATGGCATGAAGATCATCGTTTGCAAACTAAAACCCAATCCACTAGGTTTCAATTCAATTGCTTACCCAGTTGATGAATTACGATTGCCTACGTGGTTCAAAGAATTACCATTTGACGATGGAGCAATGGAGTCAACATTGGTTGATGAAAAGATTGATAACTTGCTAGGTGTTCTAGATTGGGACATTAAGAGCAACATCGATGTTAAATCAACATTTGACGATTTGTTTACATTTGGTTAAACTGGTGTTGACTTACGCATTAAAATCCATCATAATACACATTACAACTGCCTAAATAAAGGTATACAAAGGAAAAACATGAAAGACTATCTACTCGATCTTATACAACACACACATGGTCTAGGCGACATTGACCTAGTAAAAATCACAGGTACTGATAAAGAAACACAAATCAGTGCTGTAGCAGAAAACAAATCTGTTATTATTACAGGTGCATTCAAGGCACCTATCGCAGACTTCATCGGTACATTTGGTATGCCTAATTTGAGCAAACTAAAGACAATCGTTGGCTTTGACGAATATGATGCAACATCAAAAATCAACGTCACCCGTACTCAACGTGATAATGAAGATGTTCCTACTACTATTCACTTTGAAACAAAGAGTGGTGACTTTATTAACGACTATCGACTAATGACTAAGAGCATCGTTGAAGAAAAGGTCCGCACACTAATGTTTAAGGGTGCTAACTGGAACGTTGAATTTGAACCTAGTATTGCAGGCATTTTGCGTTTAAAGAAGCAAGCAAGTGCTAACAGCGAAGAACAACATTTTACTATGACTACTAGTGGTAGTGATTTGAAGATTAACTTTGGTGACCCGTCAACTCACTCAGGTAACTTTGTGTTTCATGCAGGTATTACTGGTAAGTTAGCTCAGCCTTGGAAGTGGCCCGCAAAAGCGTTTCAATCAATCATGGATCTACCCGGTGACAAGATTATTAAGATTGCAGATCAAGGTGCAACTGAAATTACAGTAGACAGCCCAGTTGCAACATATCGTTATCTATTGCCTGCACAATCAAAATGATTGACTATCTAGTCGGAGGCGAGTACCTGAATGTTACTAGTAACAAAGGTGCTCAGCCTTATATCAATATGTCTAGCAATCAGCCTATGGTAGGTGCATTGAGTTATGATCCTAGTATTGGGCAGATGAAAGTATACGACGGTAACAGCTGGATGAGTCTTGGTGGTGGCAGTGCTACTGTCAATTTGACTCCAATTGCAATTACTGTCTTAAAGTGGGCTGAAAAGAAGATGCAAGAAGAAGCTGAACGTGAACGATTATCAGAAATTAATCCTGCTATCAGAGACTTGATGAATCAAATTAAAGAAAAAGAAGAACAACTTAGAATTGTTCAGACATTAATTAAAGAAGAAGAAAAAGTTGGAACAAGTTAATTTATCGCAACAACAAAAGCCAGACTGGGCACTGTTTTTACCAGCAGTGTCTAGCTTTTTCATTAGTGGCTTGGGCAAACAACGTAAGGGTGAGAATTACTTTGACGCCGCACGAATCCCTGCAGGCTTCAACGGTGACGTTGAATGTTTGAACTTCTTAAATAGTAAAGAAGGTCTGTATAATTACAAGTGGGGACTATACTCTGCTGGTCATGCTAACTTAGATCCAACTAAGAATGATTCTAGTGAAAGTATCATTCGTGAACGTGAAGCTGGCACATTCATGTTGGGCGACTCAGGTGGTTTTCAGATTTTAAAAGGTCAATGGCCGGCTGACTGGAAGGATCCTAACTGCCCTAAAGCTATGGCAAAGCGTAAAGAAGTTTTGTTATGGATGGACACATACATGGATTATGGCATGTGTCTTGATGTACCTAGCGAATCATATCGTAATACAAAAGCTTTTGAACAACATAAGATTGCTAATTTGGGTGACGCAGTTAAAGCAACTCATATTAACAACGAATACTTTATCAACAATCGTAATGGTAAATGCAAGTTCTTGAACGTTATGCAGGGTCTAACTCATACTGATAGTGACCACTGGTATGAAGAAATGAAAAAGTACTGTGACCCAAATATCTATCCTGATAATCACTTCAATGGCTGGGCATTCGGTGGTCAAAATAAGATTGACGTAGACCTCATGTTACGTAGACTTGTTGGTATCATTCACGATGGACTGTTACAAGAAGGCAAGCATGATTTGATTCACTGTCTGGGTGTGAGTATCATGGAATACGCTGTATTGTTTACTGACATACAACGTGCTATTCGCAAGTATCACAATCCTAATCTAGTAATAACATTTGACTGTGCTAGTCCATTCTTTAGTGCGGCTAAAGGTCTTGCATATTTTAACACCACAATTGAGCATAACAAGAAGTGGGCTTACAGTATGACTAAGACTGCTGAGAACAAAGACTACGCAAACGACACACGTAAGTTCCGTGATGCTGTGTTGCAAGATGGTATACACACAGTATTTACTGACAGCCCTGTTACTGACAGAATGGTAATGAAAGACTTGTGCTATCGTGGTCATGGATTTATCAACAATCAGGGCAAAGAAACTAAGACAAGTTGGGACACATTGAGTTATACATTATTGCAGGCTCACAATGTGTATACACATATTTCTGCTGTTCAGGAAGCAAATCGTAAGTACGAACAAGGAGTGATGCCTAAAATGTTGATTAACAAATTTGAAGATAATCACTTTGGTAGTATCATTGATGAAATCTTTAGACTTAATGACAAAGACAAGAGCCTCGCATTAATCAAACAACATGCAAGTCTTTGGACACAGATGCAATCAGGTAGTCAAGGGTTGAGTGGTAAAAAGACTATCAATGCTATTACTATGTTTAATCAATTGTTCGAAGAAGTAAATACAGTTGAATCCGAAGCAGTCCTTGATGATGAGGACAGCGATGAAGCGATGAATGAAGCATTAGGAGAATAACATGCCATACTCACAGCGAATCAAAACATTAGAAGAATCACATCGTTTAGTAGATAATCAATTATTTCAATTAGAAAAATCTGGTTCTACTGACAAAGAAAAAATAAAAAAGTTACAAGATACAAAAGAAAAGTATCTTAATGAACTACGAGTTATGCGTAGAGCACAATGGGACCATGACCATGAACGGGTAGACTTTGACGAAGACCGATGAAAATACGTAAAATAATAACTTCCGGATGTAGTTTCAGTGATACATGTACACCCTATGTGTGGCCAAACCAGTTAGAATCTTACATAACTAAAAACATCGATGATAGTGTTAGATTTGACCATAGAGGCTTATCAAGTCAAGGTCAAGAATTAATACAGAAAAAAGCATCACATGCAATATATGAGGCATTAGCGACAGGATACAAACCTGAAGAAATTGCAGTTTTTGTCATGTGGTCTTCTGTTGATAGAAAATCATTTTATATTGACAATCCCGACACTATTTCTGAAATTGTAACTAATTGGAAAGGTTCAACACAAGGTTGGAATCTTCAATTTGCTGATTTAAAAAATCATTCATCTGTACCAAACACAGTAATCACTAAAGGATCTGTTAATAATAAAGTAACTTATAACGAGAAGGGCGGGTGGTTTATTACATCCTCCCATGTAACTGACGAGATTAGTTTTATACGTGATTATTTTATGATGGGAGCCCGTGCTATTTCAGTAGGGATGTGTCATGACAATTTACAAAACATATTATCATTGCAGTATTTGTGTCAATCAAAGGGCATAAGACTCTATCAACAATTTTATATGGATAATATAATAGAGGATATTGGCATGTACAAGGATCATCAAATTATAAAATATCTCTATGATGATTTGGATAGGAGTACTTTTTTATCAGAAAGGTCCATGCATAATTATATGAACAGTAGAGAAGAACTATTTGTCGGAGTTGGAAATTCTCATCCAAATGGTTTAGGACATAGGATATGGTTGAATGAAGCGATGCTTCCTCGACTAGAAAAGGATGACTTCTTTGATTGATATAACCAATTGACTAGATTTTCACATAAACTTAATATACAATAATACACATGATGAATCAACACGAACAAGCAATGACTGAAAAACGTACCCGAATCAAAGACAAGGCACTACGAACTATCTTTGTAAGATTTCAAAAAGAAGGTATTCATAAGTACCCAGCGGCAGCAACAGACCCTAACTTGGCAACAGGTGATGAGTATGATGTTAGCTTTCTCGCAACTCCACATCGTCACATCTTTCACTTTGAAGTGACGATTGAGGTATTTCACAACGACCGTGATATCGAGTTTATTCAATTCAAGAGATGGTTAGAGAATCAATATTCTCAAGGCATTCTTGCTTTGGATTACAAAAGTTGTGAAATGATTAGTGATGACCTCTATGAAGTCATTGCAACTCGATATCCGAATCGTAATATCGTTATTACTGTATCAGAAGATAACGAAAACGGTGCTACGATTCACTATAAAACACATCAACCTATTCAACAACTCGCCATCTAAGGAGAAATCAAATGGCAAAACCTCAAATCAAACATAACCCACGTGTTGCTCAAATCTTTGATGATCTTGACAAGTATCTAGACTTCTGCCAACGGTGCGGTTACAAATTTGATGAAAGTGACCTGTACAGTAATAAAAGTTACATCTATCGTCAGTTCACTAAATACCTTGCGGGTAAACCCGTTAGGGATAATTGGGAACTAGATGCAAAACCAAACTAAAATTGTAATCGTAACAGGCGGCTTTGATCCAATACACAGTGGTCATATTGCGTATCTTGAAGCTGCCAAAAGACTCGGCGACGAATTAGTCGTCGGGCTTAACAGTGATGAATGGTTGGCCCGTAAAAAGGGCCGGCCTTTTATGCCATTTACTGAACGTCTAGCTGTCATGACTAAAATGAACATGGTTGATTGGGTAATCAACTTTGATGACAGTGATGGTAGTGCTAAATGGGCTATCTATGCTACACGTGAAAAGTTTCCAGATGCACATATTATTTTTGCAAATGGTGGAGATAGAACATCAGTCAACATTCCAGAAATGGACGTAGAAGATGATAACATCGAATTTGTTTTCGGTGTCGGCGGTGAAGATAAAAAGAATAGCTCAAGTTGGATTCTTGAAGAATGGAAGAATCCCAAAACTAAACGTCCTTGGGGATGGTATCGTATACTAGACGATAAACAAGGATACAAAGTTAAAGAATTAGTAGTTGAACCTGGGCAAAAACTCAGTATGCAACGACACCAAGACCGTGCTGAACATTGGTATATACTTAAGGGCAAATGCGACATTGTAACAGATGTTAAAGGTGATATAATAAAGATATCAAAGTATGCTAATGAATCATATATCATAGGACAAAACGTTTGGCATCAATGCCAAAACAACTATGATGAACCTTGTCATATACTAGAAGTTCAATTTGGTTCAAGGTGTGTAGAAGAAGATATAGAAAGAAAAGATGCGTAAATTATACTATATGGGTCTTGAACCCTACAAGGCACGTTATACACTACAATTGTTACAATGGAATGTAGAAGTATTCAAACGCAGAAAAATTAAACATGTTGTTGTGCCAGGCGAGACACTCAGCAACGATCAAGCCATTGTCACAGGGCAAGTACTAGACGCACATGGTCGCAGTTACTTTGCAATGAGTCAGATGATGAATCTTGTTAAGATGATGAAGGCAGGCGAAGTTACTAGTGAAGATGTTGTATATTTTGAAGACATGTTCCAGCCGGGCTTTGAGAGTTTGCCTTATATTCTTAATCAAGTCAGTGAAGCACATCGCCCAAAGATTTATGTTAGGTGCTTGGCACAGTCAATTGATCCTGATGACTTTGTTCACGTATGGGGAATGTCTAAGTGGATGGGTTCTTATGAGAAGATGGTCTGTGAGGCAGTACGTCAAACTGGAGGTGCTGTACTTGCGACTAATGAAGAAATGGTCATGCACATGAAAATTGCAGGCTGGGATGTTCCGATTTATAACATCAGTGGTCTAGCATTCGGTAAGGGTGAAGTAATGAATCGTGTTGAACGTGATATTCCATTCACACAACGAAAACATCGTATAGTGTTTTCAGCACGTTGGGATCAAGAAAAACAACCTGATTTCTATATGGATCTTATTGAAGCTTGGCACAAACGTCATCCCAATAACAGTGTAGAGTTCTGTATCTGTAGTGGTGCTAAATTGCGTAGCAACAATGATAGTTACATGAAACGAACATATGACTTAGTTGAACGTGACATGTTGCGTATCTATGAGGATTTAGAAAAAGATGCTTACTATGCTATTGTCAATGATAGTCGTGTTGTCTTTAATTGTGCTTTACAAGATTGGGTTTCAAACACCGTGTCAGAAGCCGATGCTCTTGGATGTAATGTTTTGTATCCAGCGTATCGTTCATTCCCTGAGAGTTTCGCAAATGACCACGAAAGAATGTATGTTCCATGGTCAATTGAAGATGCACTAGATAAACTAGAAAAATTATTGAAGAAGCCTCATGAAAATATCGGCAAGATCAGTGACTATAACGACAAGACTATTGATCGTATTGTTGATATCATGCAAGGCAAGGGTGAACAATACTTGCGTATGACAACTGATTATCGCAAGCACACACGTGAAACAAAATATTGATGTTTAAGTATTTTATAAGCACTGGATGTAGTTTTACTGAGATACCTCATATTAATTTACACGGTGTTTCAGATCCAGTATTTGACATAGAAAATATGAATAAATCATATTCATGGCCAGTACACTTAACAAAACACCTACAATGCATTCCCCAATATAAAGGTAAAGGTGCATCCGGTAACGGAATCATTAGCAGAACAACTATATATGAAGTTTTAGAAGCACTAAAAACATACAAACCAGAGGACATATTAGTTGGCGTAATGTGGAGTGGTGCATATAGACAAGAAATATATGCTGTCGAACCCAAATTTAAGTTCAATCGTGTGGGGACCGGAACACTAAACCAAGACAATCCTGCAATAGTAGGTGGTGATCCAAACTTTTATAAAGTAATGCCTTATTGGGATGATGAATTGTCTATATGGTACTACAAGTATGTGTACGATGAAGTTTGGGCACAGATCCAAACATTGGAAAATATACTAAGAGTGCAATGGTTTTTAAAAAACTATAACATTAAGTATTTCATGACCTTTTACTATCCATTAGTGTTTTCAAAATCAAAAGATGTGATGGAACATCCTGATGTGAAATATTTATATGACGCTATTGATTTTAATGACTTTTTGGATGTAGACAGTGAATTCCAATGGTGTGCTCGTTTACAGGATCCAAGTACTTGGGATATGACTCAAAATAGACAAGCGCACCCTCATACTAAACAACACAAAGCATTCACTGATAATGTTATCATACCGCACTTACAAAAGAAAGGTTGGATTTAATGGCAACACGAAAAACAAAGAACGTGGCTTCAAATGGATGGCCTAAGATTAATCAAGGTACACACTTGACAGTAAAGACTTTTGAAGATGGCTCAACCGAATTAATTTGGGATGATGAGCAACTATTGAAAGAAGTAAGAGAAGCATTAGCCTCAGTAACAGTTACTGAGACAAAACCAAAGCGTAAATCAAAGGAGAAAAAATGAGCGCACATAACGATATCGAAACAAGCTTGGCAGCTTACAATGCCGAAAACGAAAAGTTCAACAAGGGCAATGCGGCAGCAGGCACACGTGCTCGTAAAGCATTAGCAGAATTAGCAAAAGCAGTTAAGGCTCGCCGTAATGAAATTACAGCAGAAAAAACCGCACGTGCTGAAGCAAAAGCAAAGGCTTAATATATGACCTGCAGAGGATATGATAGCAGGGCAGTTAAAGTGCCTAAAGAAGTAAAACGCATAGCGGCTACTATTTTAGATGACCATAAACGTGGTAGCTTTGTTCGTAGTTGGGTTGAAATCTACAAAGAAGGCTTACGTTCTAAGACCTCTGGAAGAAAATCTAGGGATTAATAATGGCTAACGTCTACTGTATTAAACCACTAGAGAAGAAAAGTATTAGCTGGCGGGTAGAAATGTACCGTGAGAATGAGGACGGTTCTATCAGTTGGTTTAATATGGAAGAACTATATCGTTGGGGTCAAGGTTTTATTGAAGAAGACCTTGATTGCAACCTACCCTGGAAAGGTGACAAGTCTGCTCACTGTAGGACAGATGCAGGTTGGGGATGTGAGTTTGAAGATTCTATCAGTATAGATTGGGAATTCTCAGACGATATTCCAGAATTAGAACAACAAGAAATCAAAGAGTTATACTACGAAGGTGGTGCGGCTTGGTTGTTTGACGGTGAGCATGATTGGCAAACCGAAGATGATTATGTAATAGTCTTGTCACCCTTTAAAGTTGACTTGGCTACTGACAATGGTGATATAATCACTGAGAACGTAGAATTAAAAGATCGTCCCCCATTAAACCCTAATGCGGCATGGCCTTTTTCTTCTCCTGGCAAAAAATAATGATAAATACTTGTGCTACACAACGGTAGCACAATGTCAAATTAAAACCATCACAAAGGAAGGTTATCTATGAGTTATAATAAAACAAAAACAGATCCAGTATTGGGTCAACAAGTACACGAATACTTAGTCAAAATGGGTGTTGAAACACCTACACTGCCAAACAACTTAGACAGAAAAGATAAGATTGATCGTATCGAAGAACACTTCACTATTATCATGCAATATCTTGGATTAGATTTATCCGATGATAGTCTAATTGAAACACCCAAGCGTGTTGCTAAGATGTATGTGAATGAAATCTTTTGGGGACTTGACTACGAAGCGTTCCCTAAATGCACAACAGTTGACAACAAGATGCAATACAACGAAATGGTTGTAGAGCGTAACGTTAATGTTCAATCTAACTGCGAACATCATTTTGTAATCATTGATGGATTGGCTACTGTAGCTTATGTCCCTAAACAAAAAGTTTTAGGGCTTAGTAAGATCAACCGTATAGTAGAATATTTCAGTAAACGTCCGCAAATTCAGGAACGGTTAACAGAGCAGATATTTCACACCTTACAGTTCATACTTGATACAGAAGATGTTGCAGTTATGATTGACGCACAGCACTATTGCGTGAAATCACGTGGTGTAGAAGATACTGGTAGTAGTACAGTTACATGTCGTTTAGGTGGTGGATTTAAAACTGATCCATCAGCAAGACAAGAGTTTTTACAGATTGCTAATAAAGGTTGCAAATAATGGGCTTTCGTAAACAAATGGACTATAATGCGGTACATCATCAAATTTATATGAGTGGTGTAGAACTTCATAGTAACTATAATGATGGATACAATCAGTTTGAAATCAAAAAAGACCTACATCGGATTAAATGGCTATTAGATGAAATTATGGCGGATAGTCCTACTTTTGTAGGTGAGGATGAATTCTTAAAAGAACACGACCAAACTAAAATGTGGAGAACTCT